TATTACTTTTTCCAGTATAGCATCATCATCTCCAAGATAAACAAGAACATCTAAGTCCCCGTTATCATTCATGTCCACGTATGCTTCTACTTTAGTATGGACTTCAACTTTTGGCATTATTAAACTCCCATTTAATATGGATCACACGGGCGTGTAGGCAGCAAGGCTACAAAACTACATAGTTTACCGATCTACCTTCTACTGCCCGTGTGAAACTCTTCTTCTCCAGATCTTATAGTCAAACAATTTATTGTTCACCAATTCTTTACTGGAGATACCGTTGTCTGGCAACCAATCATATACTTTCGATATAGTGATATGCGATGGAATCTGCTTTGGAAAACCATACTTCCATCCGTTGATTGGCTCTACCCAAAATTCCCATTCGTCTTCCATCTTATCACCTATGCTAGTTGAAAGTGTGGAGCATCAATGAAAGGCCTCTTACCTTCCGAGCGTCGAGTATCAATGTAAAAGTTCATGGCTTCTTCCATTGTGTCTCCCCAATTACGAATGTCAGCTACGTTCCATGCTGCACCCCACAGAATGCCAGTGCCTTGCTCGATTGCAGCTTCCTTCATAGCTTCCGCAATATCGTCATAAAGATTAAGTTCCCATGACCCACGAGAACCAACGTATGCCATAAGATCTACGGCTTCACCAATAAGGTGGCGAGACCTCATCGTTTGTGAAGCACCGGACGCAAGCAATTCCTTCTGTCGCTTTTCAGTACGTAAACCTTCGATCACACCAAAGTCTACTTTAGTTAATTGAATAGCACGGGTAACTACCATACGTAGTTCTTCCTTCACACCATTCAATTTGAGTAGTGATTTACCACTCAGTTTAAAATTAGCCATTCATCGGCTCCGTTGCAAAGTACTTGAAGGTCTCGTACCTGACGTAGACCACATGCTCATCGTGACGATGTAGTTGTATACCTTTATCAGCGTACACAATACCTGTGATGTTGTCACAGACAAGCTGCGGCACAGAATTGTTGGACGTGTAGTTGTCAGTAGTTACTATGAATACTTTCACCGGAGTCTCAAAGTTTGTCTTGAGCTTCGGAACTTTAGCTAGTGTACGTTCTACCATTTAATTCTCCTATGCTGTATAGCGGCCTATTTTATAGTCTAGCTCACAATGTACTATACCATGCCACCCAGTAAGTTTGTTCTTTACCACATTTAGGTGGCGCTGTCTATCTTCTTCCTCTTGTCCCTCTACAGGAGGGTTCTTAGCAATCAGCACCATCAAGTCAGCTTCCGCTGCTTTACCTGTACGACTACCCTCCATCATAGATTGATTGAGTACAATTTTATTCTCAGCATCAGCTGACAACTGCGACATATATAAAACAGCACAGTCATATGTCTTAGCTATCTGACGTGCATAAATGGCATTAGCTTTCAGTGCTTCATCCATACGGGCAAAGCCACCAGTCTTAGCAAACTTATCACCCATATCCAGAACCATAACGTCAGGCTTAAATGTCTTACAGAGTGACTCAACCCACGCCATATCTTTGCCAGTAGAGTCCTTGATGAAGACACTTTCTTTCATCATCTGCCACTTCTGAAGCGCCTTCTCTTTATTCTGACTAATGTTATGTACGTCAGCACCCAATGCTGCTGTAAGGTATCTAGCACCGACACGGTGTGCAGCTTCCTCATTACAGAGGACTACACACTTAGCTCCCTGTTCAGCAAAGCCACCGGGTCCACATACAAGACTAGCATGAAATGAAGTCTTACCCGTGTTAGGTCTGGCTCCAATTTCAATAAGATGCCCACCATTGATACCCGGAACCTTACGCGCCAATGTATTTATATTAAATGCCCATCTAGTTTCTAAAGCATTCTTAGCAAGTAAAGCATCCAACGATATGTCCTCCCACTCGACACGTAGTTGGGGTAGAAAATTATCTTGATGGTTCTCAAGTAGTATACGTAAAGGTTCTAGACTTGTCTCCGTACCATTCACGTAGTCGAAGCCTAGATTAGCTATGTCCTCACCAACCACCTGTTGAAACATCTTGACAAATACATCTTCTGCTACGTCTGACCCCATAGGCTCGTGCCTACGTATGTTATCAAACATAGCTGAGTACGCAGCCTTTTGCGCTGTAGTCATCGAAGGATTGTTTGCCATAAAGATAGCTTCTATCTCATCTGGCTGTACAGCCCTACCGTAGTTCTCCATTGCACTGTCGATGGCTTGTTTAATCTTCTTGCCATCAGAAGAAAAGATACGGTCAGGGCACTTGGCTCCACGATGGTCATCGTAGAACTCCTTGTCCATCAAGGATCTTAATATTGCTAATTCCATATGAGTCTCTCCAACTCTTCCAAGTCAACAGTTTTACCATACTTCAAGTCGTCTGACAAACGTAGCACACGAACGTCTGATACGACTGATCTCAACTTCCCCGCTATTTGAAGTGTTTTGGGCAAGGCATCAGGGTCGAGAGCGACGATAACCTTATCGAAGCGGGAGAGATACACAGTGTGCAACTCCGATAAAGACGTACCGAGTAGTGCTACCCCAACTCGTTCGTCACTCCCGACCACATATGCGCTGATGCAGTCCTCCACCAGCACTCCCACCTTACCACTTCCTTTGTGGTAGGGCAAGCCCGAATCGTTGTATCGTTTCCACTTAGGTAATCTGTGGCCCATCGCGCGTCCTGCTGCATCCACTAGCTTACCTTCGTTATAAATCGGAAACACAACGCGATTATCACGAATATCATACAGAACGTCGTTGCTGTCAATACCCCACATCTCACACCACTGAAATAATTGTGTTGGCTTGTCGTTGGTTATGTACGTAGGTCTTACAAACTCCTTATTTTTGTAACTGTGCCCAGTATGGGGAGTATCAAAGGAAGGTAATTCATACCATTTAGTTGAGGTCATCTTAGCTTTTATGTCTTTAGCTGACATAGAAACTTTAACCCTCCCCTTTGTATTACAACTAGCCTTATAACAATTCCACAGAAGTTCTCCTGCCATATTAGTAGCAGTAAAAGAATTAGAGCCATTACATATAGGACAATTAATTCTAATAGTTCTTCCTACACTAAGTTCTAAGTCTTTAACAAAGTTTAATATATTCATATATTATCTCTCCTTTGTTTCGGCTTCTGTTAAGCTTTTAGCACGAAACTAAATATGTGTCAAACACCCTGTCTAGCTTTAAGTGCTTCAGTAGCACCCCGTAATGTATTTTTTATGTACGGACTGAGTGCTGAAGGATCAGAATGTCCTGTAACTTGCATGATTGATGTAACAGGTACACCATTCTCCACCATTTGTGTAGTGCCAGTTCGTCGCAGGTCACTTAACCATAGATTTGTAGGCAGTCCAGCAGCCTTGAGTATATCTTTAGCTATGCGTGATACGTCCTCCCGTGAATAAGGGTAGAACTGACCACCTTGAGGGTGTACACGTGGTGCTACGTAGTCTTGAAAGCCGAAGTCTTGCTCTTGCTGTAATAACATCTCATGTAGATCGTCTGCTATGGGTAAGTAGACAGTAGCACCCCTCTTAGACTGAGAGATTGTAACTGTTTTCTTATTACTAAGATCCAGACAGTCCCACGTAAGCAAGCGTAGATCATTGACACGCTGTACCCATGCGTATCCCATCTGACAAATCAGACCAATGCTTCTCCATTCCCAATTATTATACGCTGTAGTCAGAAACTGCTTGACTTGCTCATCAGTCCATAATACACGTCGAGGCTTAGGAGTTTTGGCCTTGACCCTACTGAAAGGATTGTTAGGAATTAAGTCTAGGTCCAACGCATGATTAAATACAATTCGTGAAACCCTCACAAACTTGGAGCTAACATGAAGACCATGAGCATCACGTACCTCCTCATAAAACATACGTGCCTTCGATACATCTATGCTATCTATTGCACAGTCTTTCGTATGCTTGGTCATAAACCCAAACATATACTCGTAGTCCCTCACCGTAGTGTCAGCCAAGTCCTTGAAGTTGCTATAAAATTTGTAATGCTCAATGAGGTGAGACACACGGCTAGTAGATTTAAGATTGGCTACTCGATTGTCCTCATCGAACTTGTCCATAGCTTTGTACACAGGCGCAAGCCAGTCACGTATGCGATGGATCTGCGCTCCAAACGTGCGACGTTCAGCAATGCCTGCATCAATATATTTTTGAGGTGGTATAAATCTGTATCCGATCCTCCTGTTTTTGTAGGTAAAGCGGTGAACGTAGCGCGGTAAGTCCGACATATTTACCTCCTTATTTCTGCACTTCACATAGGTTCAAAACTTCTTGCTCATAATATTCCCCATGTTCATCTTCCAAAACGGTGAATATTTCATTCGCTCGGACAAATGCGGCGTCCTCATCAGGAGCTTCCACAGTGATGACTTTTATAATGGTAGCTTGAATTTCAACTTCAAAAGTTTTCATTGGTTTCTCTCCCAAAGGTAGTAGATCAGATATGCATTTCCCTATAAGTAGTTTTATCGTGAATAAAAACTTCACTGTCAGTTTCAATCCAAAGTTTTGCACCGCAGCTTCTTGGATTTTCCGGTGAGTAAATCATCTTGCTTGGACCTAAGATGTCAACAGCACTACCATACCATGTCTTACCAGAAACCTCCACCCTACAAACAGGGAGTGTTCTGCCATGCTTGTCGTTAGATTGTTTAAGATTTTTGTTAATATGAATTATGGTTTTCATTGGTCTCTCTCCCAAAAAAGGAAGGGGGCCGAAGCCCCCAACCAGTTAAGCAGCTAGTGCCTTGAAGGCAGGGTGACTAACCCACTGTGACACATTCTGTTCACGTCCGAACATTGTAATGGCACGATTGTCATTGTCAGACGCCCGTAGGTTGAAGCCATTACGGTTATCTGCATACGTAGCATAGTTAGTCATAGCACTGTACAAAGAGAACACGTTGTATCCCCGTGTGTTAGCCTCCGTAATAAAGAGGTTAGTCATCTTATCTACAGCACGATCAGACTTCATAATGGCAGACAGAGCGTCTCGTACTTGCAGTACATCAGTCTCACGGTCAGCCCATGTCTGTAACATACGACCATGTTGATGGAAGTCTGTCTTAGCGTCATTCAATTCATCAATGAAGTTATTTAGATTAAAATTAGCTGTATTCTTACGGCGAACCTTATCCCAGTCACCACTGATGCATCCATTAGTACAGAAAAAGTCAATAGCACCAAAAAATACTTGGTTACTACACAACCCATCTACACCATGCAGTGCAATGATACGCTGCGCCACGTCAGTCTGATGTTTCTTTGTGGTCACAGTGTACCGCACGTTAGGTAGAGTGATGTCCATCAGTGCGAACGCACCCCACCTGCCAGACTTCCACCGTACCTGTGCGTCAGTCGTGTCATGTACAGATAGATTTTCTATGATGGCTTCCTGTACCTGCTTGAAGTATTCGGGGTGAGGATTGTAAGGATACCTGTCTCCCACAATACCAACCACATCATCCGTAGTTGTATTGACGACATAGTTCTTACCCTTCATACGTGTAGGCTCAAAGGCAATGTCGAAGTTAATAGCTTCCGGTATGTCACCAAACACGCTGTTTGTCCGGTTAGCATTGAACTGAAGAATGTTGCTATCTAATGGCATAGGGTCTCTCCTTTAGTTGCCAGTTGTTAATTAAGTAATATAGATAAACGGTTAAGCTGT